GCACCATCATCTCCTGCTGGACCTTGTGGCCCTGTATCACCTTTTGGTATTACAAAATCAAATGTTGCAGCACTTGATGATCCTGAATTAGTGATAGTAGCACTTGAACCAGCAGCACCAGTAGTAACTGTCCCAACAGCAATAGTCGCAGAAGTTCCGTCATTACCAGCAGCACCAGTAGCTCCCGTATCACCTCTAGGAATTGTAAAGTTTAAAGTTGCTGCATTAGACGTTCCAGAGTTTGTTACTGACGCATTAGTTCCAGCATTTCCAGTTGTAGTAGAACCCACTGATACTGTTGCAGCCGCACCATCTGAACCATCATTTCCAGCTACACCCTGTATTCCCTGACTCCCAGTGTTTCCAGTATCACCTCTAGGAATCGTAAAATTTAATATAGATGCTGTTGTAGTACCGCTATTAGTAACTGTCGCAGAAGAACCAGCGTTTCCTGTAGTTACTGTACCTATAGCAACTGTTGCAGAACCTTCTCCCTGTGGCCCCTGTGCTCCATCTGCACCTGCTGGCCCTTGCGGTCCTTGAGTAACGATTTCTACAATGGTTATAGGATTTGATGAACTCATGTTGTGTAACCTTGACTTACAAATAGTGTACCTTCTAAATAATACATTTTATCTCCACTGGGATCTGTTAACAAAACATCATATCTAAGTATATTGACAGAAAAAT